TCAGAATAAGGTGGATGCTGAACAAGCTCCTACCAGTATTGCTAGTATCAGCAGTTATCATCCAGAGCGGAGAAAGCATCTTTCTCAAGGTATTAACTGTAGCAACATTAGTCACTCTATTAGGCGATCTACCGCGAAAAATGATAGCAAGACGCGATTAGTTTAATAACCGCGTCAGAAAGGCCCCCTAGGGGGCTTCCTTCAGGACTTCAGCAGCTATTAACTGCTCCACATCTACAATGTCATCATACAACTCAAACGCCAACAACCTTTCCCTTTCTTCTAACAATTCGATTAGTGCCATTTTATGCACCTCCTAAACCCATTATAGCCTATCTACAAATTACTGTCAACGAGAATTTCCATAAATTTACTCATAAAAAGTAGTATTATCCCAACCTATCGCGATCCGGCTCCACTCATTAACTATAGAGGAAACAAACCCTATAGGAGAAACAAAACAATGATTAAGACGACAGTGGATGTAGCAAAAGAATTACAGTTAAGTGCCGGAACTATTGCATTTAGAGCAAAGAAGATCGGAAAGGTCCTCAAGAAAGGTAAGCAATCATACTATACCCCACAGGAAGTTGAGGCTATCAGAGCCTGGAAAGCGGAGGTCAACACGATGCCCTTTGAGTCATACCATGAAGTGATGGTAGGACGAAAGTACTTGAGAAAATACTGGTCAACCTCAGCATATAACCCCGCATTAAAGAAGAGAGTAACCCTCACTAGATACAAGTACAATTGGCTGATAGCTAATGGCCAGTGGGAGAAAGGTGATTTGAATACCCCCAAAGGACATGTACTTCACCACATCGACTTTAACCCATTAAATGATGCAGCTGAAAACATCCAATTGATGTCACTATCAGAGCATAGAAAGCTCCATGACTTAGCTAGTGATTCAAGAAGAAATAACGCCAGTAAAGCAATGAAAAAAGCATGGAAAGAAACTCCATGGCAGACAGGAGCAACACTATGAAGTATATAGATTGGATCCAGCAGCAAGACTAGCCCTTAAAGTCTCAAAGAGAAATTCACAGGAAATATTAGAGGTAATCAAACAGTATGAAGCTTAATAAAACACTCATCATTTCAGATACACATTTAGAGCAGGATGTAGATAAGGATAAATCATATCTAACCATTAAGAGAATGATACCAAAAGAGAAGTTCGACGTAATAGTACTTAATGGGGACTTCCTGGATTTATCGTATATTAGCCAATGGACCAGAGACATGCCAGGCCTTGTAGAGGGTAAGAGGTTAACCTGGGATCTCCAGATACTTAGAAAGGAATTAACGTTCTTTAAAAAACACGCAACTAACGTGATATACATAGAAGGAAACCACGAAGCAAGACTTCAGAACTTCCTCCACAAGAATCCCGTATTAGAGGGGATGATAGAGCTAGATATCATATGTAAGGAATTAGGGGTAGCTTATATCCCCACAGTACTTCAACCTCTAAGAATGTTCAGTGACCTATACATAGCTCACGGATTATCCCTTAACAAATACTGTGCAGCAAATAACGCAGAGAAATCAGGGGTAAGCATAATCACAGGACATAGCCATAGATCCCAAATGTACACTACATCTTATATGAATGAAGTACCCTTAACAGGATACTCCATAGGTTGTGTATCATCACTTTGTCCAGGCTGGGTAAAGGGTAAACGTATCACAGGATGGTCCCAATCATTCGGCATACTATACGGAGACAAAGACCAATGGGACCTTAACATAATCATGCTAAAAGACCATAAATGTATAGTGGGTGGTAAGCTTTACAAATAGCTTTCATTAAGAGCCACTAACTAAACATATGGAAACCAAGATAAAATCAAGGAAGTTTGTAGTTTGGCTGACTTGTGTCGCACTATTCATAGGGACAGTGTTTATCACAAAAGCCGTAACTGCAGAACTCATTAACATGTTCACAGTGGTGTCTGCTTTATATATAGGAGGCAACACCGCCACCAAGTATCTGAATAAGGAGACGGCAGTAAATGGAAAATGATAAGGCACTTGTCAAGAAGATAAGAGCAGATCTCTATGAGAGAACTCCTGACAAAAAGAGACCCCCATATATCCCTTTATACATCTACTGTATGGGGTATCTCAGATTAACGCAGGAAGATGCGTGTAAATCCATTGGAAAAACAGCAACTACTGTACAGAAATACATAGATTCTGACGTTTTAGATGTGTTAGAGGACATAAAACTTGAAAGACTTAGGGAATTAGGCGATAGAATTCAAGGATTAACTACGTACGCAGTAGATAAACTAGAACAACTTGTGCAGGAATCCGATAGAGACTCCACCAGCTTAAAAGCTGCAGAGATGATACTAAAGCAGTATAACCTTATAAGCAATATAGCTAAGGTAGAACACTCAGGCAAGTTAGAAATCCCAGGATTGGTGGTGCAGCCTTTTGAATCAGAAGAAGATTAAGCTACATAAGAAGTTCCTTCCAGCACTTGATACTGATTCCAAGTACGAGAACTTTGTGTTTACTGGTGGTAGAGACAGTATGAAATCATGGGCCATAGCATTCATCCTTATCATCCTGTCATACTACAATGATGACCTACTGATATGCTGTGCCAAAGGGACGATGGTATCGATAAGTGATAGCGTTAAGAAACTGCTTGAAGACCTGATTGCTTACCTGGATATCCAGGATGCTTTTGTTATCCAGGACAAGACAATTACATGTAAACATACGAGAAGTACATTCATATTTAAAGGACTACAACACCCAGATAGATTGAAATCAACAGAAGGTATTGACTACTTATGGCTGGAAGAAGCCAACGTAGATACTGATGATGAGACATTCGATGTAGTTATGCCAACCATAAGGAAGGAAGGCTCCAAAGTATTCATGTCTTTCAACCCGAAGTTGAAAGAAGAGGCAGTGTATAGACGGTACATATTAACGGACGATCCATACACATATAAATGCCATACAACATATAAGGATAATCCTTTCCTTAGTAGTAGATCAAGGCATACTATAGAGGACATGAGACGTAAGGATTTGAAGAAGTACAAGCACATATATGAGGGTGAATGTAGGACAGAGATCGAAGGAGCCCTGTGGAAAGACAGCTACTTCAACTATGGCAATGATGATAATCCAGTGTTTGAGAAGATAGTTGTATCAGTAGACCCAGCCGGTGGGGATGAGACAGAGAAAGGAGATGCAGCGGGTATCGCAGTCGTCGGTAAGTATGCAGGTATAGATAGGTGGTGTATCATTGAAGACGCCACGGGTAATATGTCCCCTAATAGTTGGGCCAAGAAGTGTGTGGCCTTATATAACAAGTATGAAGCTAATAAAATCGTATACGAGACTAACTATGGTAAGTTCATTGTAAGGGATTTAATCAGAAGTGTAGATAAAAGAGTACCATTAGAAGGTGTTAATTCACTAAAGGGGAAGCTCACCAGAGCAGAGCCTGTAGCAGTACTCTACGAACAAGGTAAGGTGGACCACGCTGAGATGTTTGTTGATCTTGAATACGAGATGACATCATTTAACGGTACTGGTAAGTCGCCTAATAGGATGGATGCCGCAGTTCAAGGGATACTGCATCTAATGAACGGTATACAAGTAGGCGTACCAGCAGTACACTTATCAACATAAGAGGATGAAACAATGACAGAAGAGCAAATAGCACAGTACGAGAAGGTGTGGATAAATAAGATCCCTGAAATACAAGAGAATGCAGCATATGTACTGGGAAAAAACCCTACACTGTATCGGAAGAAGCCACAGAAAGACCCCGACTGGAGAGTTAGCATTCCCTTAGCAAAGTCCACTGTAGAAGACCTTACTGGCTATGCAGCCAAGACAGGTCACATTGTTGTCAGTTACAGGCAAGAGTTAGCCGAGACTGAGGCAGAAGAAGCACTACGCAAAACTTATGAGGAAGTCAACAAGAAGATATATGTACACAATGAAGCTCAGCTGGAAACATCAGAGCTATACAATCAGGCTCTTACGCAGGGTGAAGCATATGAGCTCTTCTGGCTGTCAGAAGGCGATGATCAAAAGCTTTTCACTCCAGAGTTTGCTATGGTTGCCAATGAGGATATGGTACTTGTATATGACGGCTCCCTCAAACCTAAGCTGAGTGCAGCTATTAGGTATTACAAACAAGGGCTAGATACATATGCTGAAGCTTACTTCCCCTACTACTCAGAGTCCTGGATTAAACTTGCAGGCAAGAAGAAGTGGGATAGAGACCCCTTAGGTGATAATGCGTACCCATACTCGGAAGTCCCGTTGGCTGTATATAAGATCAATAGGTTTTCGCAGCCTTTATTTGAAGCAGAAAAAGAAGTAATAGATGCTCATGACAATCTTATAAGTAAGAGTGTCAATGAGATAGATAGATTTAATGCTCTTGTTGCATTATTCCCGAATAGAGTAGACGCAGAGTTCGTCAAGAAGCTAGAGCAGTATAGAATCATGGACGGATTAGGTGAGTTTGAGAAGTGGCCCGAATACCTAGAGAAGTCTTTAAGTAAGATTGATGCCTTTTACCAGAACTTAGCAAATAGGCTTGAACGGCTGTACCATAAAACAAGCAAGGTACCTGATTTTAGTGATGAGAATTTCGCAGGTCGGAGCAGCGGCATATCATTAGCATATAAGCTACTAGGCTTAGAGTTCAAAGCAGCCCAAGTAGATTCGTACTTTAACAAGGGACTACGGACAAGACAGAACCTCATAGATGATGTGTTAAATTCTAGTGAGCAGGTACAGTACCCGAAATACGCTATGGATATTTCGAATAAGAGAAACCTCCCAGTTGATACATCCTCAGCAGTAGAGATAGCCACAAAACTCCTAGGGGTAGTTAGCAAAGAAACATTACTAAGAATCCTCCCAGAAGAGATAGTAAATGATGTGGACGTAGAGCTTGAGAGGATAGATAAAGAGTTCGGTGGATTCGATGAAGACTCCTCTGGTATGGACTTAGATCAGCTAGATGAAGCACTACCAGAAAGGTCCTTACTGAATGGAAGCCAGGTATCCTCTGTGCTTAGCGTTGTGGAGAAAGTAGCAGCAGGTGAATTAGATAGAAGTAGTGCATTAGAGCTTGTCCAAGCAACTGGTATATCAGCTAAACAAGCTGATCTTATTATCCCAGGGAACTAATCGTGACAATATCAGAGCTGCAAAGTAAAGGGTATACACTTACAAGCGGAGAGGTTGATGCGCTGAATAAGCGGATACTTTCAGAGTACAAGAAAGCGCTGAAGGCTTCTAAAGCTAGAATAAGCAGAGACTTCACCAAGCACCTCTCCACAAAGGATGTCAGCCAGTGGGCAGTCATAATGAACAAGGGCAACAAGCTCAAAAACCTTAGGAGCGACACTCATACTGTAATCAATAAGATGTGGGCTAAAGTAACAAAGCTCTTTATAGAGGGTAGTGAGATAGCCTTTAGGAACAACTACTACAGGCAGCTTTATGCTGTTAATTGGATGCTGGAGAAGTCATCTTTCCAGGCAGTAAACGAGAATGCAGTGGCTGCCTCAGTATTAGGTGAAGTAAATCGGGTAGCAGATGCAGCCATACTCCCTAAGTACGGTAAGCTCGTAGATGTGTTAAAAAAGAATAAGCTGGCCACTATTCAGAAGATGGATAGTATTGTTGCCCAAGCTATACTGCAAGGTAAAGGACCAGCAGTAGTATCGAGGGAGATGAAAGACCTTCTAAACACGAGTCTAACCAACGCTACGAGGATTTCACGCACAGAAGTTATGAGGAATTTGAATTCTGGAAGTTACACTAACTATTTAACGATGAAAAACAAAGGTGCTGAACGTCACTACGTTTCCACCTTAGATACAAGGACTAGAGCTCAATCAGGGTTTCTAGACGGCCAGGTAGCCACAGATGAAGGCTTCCTGTATCCGAATGGAAATAGGTACCAGGTTATTGGAAACACTGGGATAGCTGCGTATGACATCAATGATAGATGTTCAGAAGTAACGATAATAGATGAACAATCACCCGATATGAGGTCGGGTAGGAATCCATCTACAGGTAAGACAGAATTGATAAGCTATGTGAATTTCCCACAGTGGATGAAACAGAATGGCTTGAAGAGATTACCAAGTGGTAAAATCGTCTCTAAGTAGGCGTTTACATATTAGCATCATGAGACTCATCTTCAGAAGATGACCTCTTAGATGGAGACCAAAACAATAGACTCATCTTTAAAAGATGACCTGGAGAGAAACAATGGCAGAAGAAAAGATTGAAGACAAAACCTTCGCTGACTTTATCGACAGCAAAGAGTATAATGACCACATCAATGGCTTAAAAGGTACATGGGGCAAAGCGATTATTGAAAAATATGAGACTGAAAAGCTTCCAGATATCAAGAAGACATACAGAGAGGAGGTTATTAAAGAGATCAATCCTACTGAAACAGAAGAGCAGGCACGGATTCGGGAGCTAGAGGAGAAAATTCTTCTTAGTGAAAAGAACGAAGCGATGAATGCGACTAAAGCTGCACTTAGGAGTAAGGCAAAAGAGATTGGATTCGATGTATCCAGGGCGGATAGATATGCTGCTTATGGAGAGAATGCGGAATCCATTATGATCGAAGATGCTGAATTCATTAAGACATCTGTAGCAATGGCCATTGACAGTAAGACGAAAGATAAAACCAATGTTGGAGACCCCAGCCTTGGAGATAAAGGTGACTCCACCTACGACATGAAGTCTAGGATGAGTGAACTAACAAAGAAATTGTAAAAGAGGTATATTATGGCTAATACATTCGTAACAGCGGATCTAATTGCAGAGAGAGCTCTTCCTAATCTTATTGAAAAGATTCAAATGCTAGGGCTGGTACAAAACGGAGCTTATGATGAAGCTTTCACCCACAAAACTGGAGATACTATCCAGATCAGAAAGCCGCAAAGAGGCGAAGTAGTAGATGGAAGTGGAGACATCTCCGGAACTATTCAGGACATCGGCGATGATTCAGTAGACCTAACGCTATCTTTCCAGGACACTTATCCTGTAAGTGCTACCTCCAAAGAGCAATCATTGAATATTGACGACTTTGAAAGACAGGTTGTTGCTCCTGCTATGTCTAAACTTGCTGAGAAAATCAATGAGAGACTGCTAAGTCTTTATACCGACATCCCTTACTTTAGTGGTGTATCCGGTACTACTCCTGCAAGCTTAGCTACTATTGCTAGCTCAAGAAAGAAATTGCAGAATAGCAACGCTCCTAAAAACGATCGTTCTTTTGTTTTCGATGCAGATGCTGAAGCAGAATTCCTGCAACTTGACTCTCTTGTAGAAGTTGACAAGTCTGGATCTCCTCAGTCCCTGAGAGATGCGGTTATTGGCCGTGTATATGATCTTCAGATGGTTTCTGACACTATGATCGAAGCTCACATAGCTGGTGGATATACTGCACTTGCTGATGTAGTTGTAACTGCTACTGAAGGTGCTACTTCCATGGTAATGGAATCTACAGCCGGATCTTCTACTGCTAAACTCTTAAAGGGTGATATTTTTACTCTTGAAGATGTCCAGTACACTGTAACTGCTGACACGGCTGATGCTGTGAGTGGAGACTTAACTGTTTCTATTTATCCTGCTGTTCCTGCTGATGTTACGGCTAAAACTGTAGTATTCGCTGATGAAACTGCTGGAGCTCACGTTCCCAACCTAATGTTTCAGAAAGATGCTTTTGCCATCGCTTTTGCCAACCTTCCTCTTCAGCCTGGTGCTAAGAGTAGCGTAGCTTCTGCTAATGGGTTCAGTATAAGAGTAACTTCTGACTACGACTTCAACAACGATAAAGCGATGTGGAGGTTTGATGTACTCTACGGAGTTGTAACAACTTACCCTGAACTCGCTGTTCGGGTTTTAGGTTAATAGAGTAGCCCCCTTAATTGGGGGCAATTTCCAAGGAGATGGAATCATGAGAAAATGTAATGTTTGTGGCCGAGAGTGGTCTGATAAGGTGTACCCTCTACATAGGTGTTCACCACTAACCAAAAGAGATTTAATGGTGAAGATTCTTTCTGAGAAAGAAGGCTTCGAAGAGAAAGAGTTGAAGAAACTTAAGAAGGATGACCTCCTCTCAATAGCCAACCAGTAATAAGATGTATTTACAGGGCTGGATGAAGGTTTTCCTCTCCTTCCTGACTCTAGCCCTGTTTCAATAGGATAATTTATGGCATTAACAATAACTTACGATGGATATGGCGTTGTCGCTAATGCTGACTCCCTAACCAATGACTCTGGGGGTTCTGGAACAGGAGACTGGAAAGAATTAGGTGGAGGTTCATATTCATTAAGTCCAGATGCATCAAAATATGGAACGACATCAATAGGTTCAAAATATGCATCAAAGGATGGATATACCTATATAGATGGAATTGCCGCCTTAGATTATAGTACCGGTGGTGCTCAAGAGGGAGAATTTATCTATATTTGGGTGATGATGTTATCCCCCACCCCTCTCGATACTATGGCAAATACTCCATATAATATTGTAATTGGAGATGGAACTGGTTCATTAAATGAATATTCAGTAGCCAGTAAAACTGATTCAAATGGTTGGGATGGAAGATGGAGAGTTTTTTGTATAGACCCAACAATAACTCCTACTATAAATGGTGGAGCTGATATTTCAGCAATAGACACGATTGGTGTATGGATAGACACAAATGTATCAGTAAGAGCAGAATCCTTTTTTATCTCTCAAATAATGAGTGCCAAAGGATTAAAAGTGGAAGGAACTTCCACTACTATGTATGATGATATCATTGCCTGGGCGGAAGATTATTCTAATAGAGCCGCAGGGATGTTTCAGTCAAGAGGTCAAACGTATTTTTCATTAGGTTCATTAACAATTCACAGTGATACCGCAAATACAACTGTTTCGTCTACTGGTTCGAATGTTGAATATGAAAAATCAGAACATTGGTCTGGAAGTGCTTGGGTAACAAGCTATCCAACTGACGCAAATGTAGTTAAAATAGATGCAACTGGTGGAAATACAGCAAATATGACAGATACGAATGTTGGTCTGTCTGGTAACAGCTCTAATATGGCAAGTTTGAATACTTCTTCAGCAACAAGTTTTACTAAGGCAGGTGGGTATTTTAAGTATGTAGGTACTTGGGATCTTACTTCAAATGACAGTTTAGATGGCGTAGTCATTACTTTAAGTAATTCCGTGGTCCCTAATGGTGCAGAAATGACGAATGTGACTATCGGTAATACTCTTGAATCAACAACAGGAGCAATGGATTTAGTAGCATCAGGAGATTTATCTAATTTATCTAACATAACCTTCGCTTCGTATAGTGGTAAGTATGCTTTATATATCCCTGCAAGTATTACGGGAACCATAACACTTAACAATTTTACTGGCGATGGTTCTGGGACAGATGTATACTGGGCAGCAACAAGTGGAGCGTTGACTATAAATAAATCAAATGGGACTAATTTCTCTACGTGGTCCGCAGGAGGGACAGCGACTATTAGTTTAGTTACCTCTGTGAGTATTGCTGTAAATGTTAAGGATCAGGCTACTGATAATATCCAGGATGCTTGGGTCTATATAGATACAAATCCAGCAACAGGCGATACAGCAGATATCATATTAACACAAACTGATTCATCAGGTAACATAAGTACTTCTTATTCAGGAGCAGAAACTTCTGCTACTGTAAGAATTAGAAAATATGGGTTCAAACCCTATTCAGGAATAATAAGTCTGTTGGCGGACTCAAGCACCAATATAACACTAATTACAGACCCACAACAAACTTAGGAGGTTGAGGTATGGCTTTTAACTCAGGACATTGGACGATAGACTATGGAGCAAAAACAGTAACAAATAACGATTCTGGCTCAGGGGCAAATTTGCCTCACGATGCAGGAGGAACTTATCAAGGTGAAATTATTGAATTTTTTCAATGGTTAGCTACAGAGTTCTCCGCAACGGGGCAGATGGATGACGTTTATCCAATAGTATCAGATACACCGACTGTATACAAATGGGTAAATGGATGGGCTTTTGGTCATGAAGATGATTACAAGTATTTAACAGGTGGAGATATAACATCTTCTGATGGTGATGATGAATGGAAATCAGTTTATACGATTGGTTCTCCAGTGGCCGGCTCTCAAATATATATTACTCAAAATGACACAGAACTTACTCCGTGGTGGTCTACTGATAACATCGATGTTTTAATCCACGTTAAATCAGGTGGAACTTATATACAGTCCGACGATACATCAGGAACTCCAACTGACGCAGGAATCTGGCTGTGGATTAGAGAGTATGGAGATTTCTTCAACCATGGTTTTGTAAACCTTGTAAATGGTAGATCTCCTATTGGTTTGGATACTTCTATTGACCAGGCAAACCAAACAGATCAAGCAACAGTTGGGGCTTATGGCGTTACAATTAGTGCTTTCGGAACAATTTCTCGCGACCTTAATAATGGAAATGGCTCTGTCAATTATGATGTAGAAATTGACTGTAATGGTTTGACTATGGATGAAGTCTACGAATACTTAAAATGGTCCACTTCTTATGATTATGGTGTAACTATCAACAGTGATGATGGATCAGAATATCGCTCAGCAGACGAAGGAAACTATGCAGAAGTAAAAGTTGCTCCGTTTGGAACTATTGCGGGTGGTACTTTATATGGTGCCCGTGGAGTATGGTTTACAAATTACGATGCTGCTAATTTTGTACTAATTGATGCAACTGGAACAACTCAGTCACCTCCAAATTATCAGAAAGTAAACTGTAATCATCCTTCACTGGTTGGATGTAATGTATTTGTTGCAGAAGAAAGTGGTGGTGTAGCTAATAAAGCTCAATACACTGTTGATTCCGCAACGGCTAATACAATTGTTGCTACAGCCCCAATTGATAACAATAAAACTCCTCAAACAGGAGTTGCACGTGTAGGGGACACACAGTATGCTTATACGGGATATACTGGATCTACCTTAACAGGGGTCACTCCTAATGCTTCAGGAGCATCCGGAACCTTCTACATTCCATTGTTGGATGTTTTAGCAGGCACAACTACTGAGATTTCTGATAATATCATTCAGAGCGGAGATATTTCAGTTATCACTTCTGTTAGAAAATATGGGTATAAACCTTATGATGTTATTGCTACGTTTGGTAGCGCAGGCTTAAAGTTTACTCCTATCCTTGCAGATGACCCACAAGCATCTTAATGGATAACAACATCCAACACTTTAAGGGTGCTAATTGGGTAACTCTTTCTGGTTCCTTCACTCCGGAGGAACTTAGAGAGATTGCTAAAGAAATAGAAGACAAAAATAAAGAGTTTAAGGAAAGACAGGGTGCACCAGCACTACAGTGATTTGAATTATGGAGAGGTTTTATGAGTATACGTAGTGATTTTACAATCAATTGGGAGGCCTCTCCACGTGTTATTATTGTGGATTCTCCTTCTGTAAATTGTACAATGCAAGACCTGTTAGATACATTAAGATTTGAAGAATCTAAAATGTCTAATATGGATAATCCTGCTATCGTGAGTGCTTCCGGAAAGGAACCTCTGGATGTAACTACTAAAGTAGGTCTAACGGTATCATTACAGAATGCTCAAATAGGCTTTGAAGCACGTTCAGGTCCTGATTGGACTATCTGCAGCTTGGATGGTGGAAACTTGGTTTCCTTCGGAACTGATGGAGAGACAACAATTGAGTCTTTATACGCTACTGCCTTCGTTTCTATCAGTAAAACATCTTCTTCATCTGCTACTCAAACAGAACAATTAGATATTCAATACACTACCTATCAAAACTCAGTATGGGTAGATATTGATTCCTTACAAACTGGGATTGAATATCCTAGCGGTAACAGAGAACATCCTGTTAATAATATCGAGGATGCGGTAACAATAGCTCATAACAAAGGGTTTTCTACTCTTCAATTGTTAAGTGATACTACATTGGATACTGGAGACAATGTAGAGGATTTTGAACTTACAGGAAGAAATCCTACTCAAACAGCTGTTACTATTCTGGACCCAGCCGATACATTGAATTGTGAAATAACCCAATGCACCTTAAACGGTATTTTAGATGGTGGAACAACTCTAACTGATTGTGCGGTAGGGATTTTGAATTATGTAAATGGTTCATTACATCACTGTATGCTTAATAATAAAATCACTCTCGGGGGAAGTTCAGTAGCACATATGCACGGATGTTATTCTGGTGTCCCTGGAATAGGAACCCCCGAATTAGATTGTGGGGGAGCCGGTCAATCGTTTGCTCTACGTGCATATGATGGTGGGATTAAAATCACCAATAAAACTGGACCAGAAGCAGGTTCTATTGACCTTAATTCCGGTCAAATTCGTTTAACCAGTACTATAACTAATGGTTCTATTATTTGTAGGGGAACTGGAAAAGTCATAGATGATGTTACAGGGGAATTATTACCAGCTGGAACTATGGATTGGAATGGTTGTACTGTTATAATTGAAACATCATTAAATGTTTCAGAGACAATTCTCCACAGCACAGACTTCATCGATAAAGCAATTTATGTGGATACAGAAGCTACTACAAATGGTGATGGAACTCTAGGAAATCCTTTTGATAATATCGGAGACACTATAGATGCTGCCGAAGAGCATGGGTTTAAGAGTATTATGGTCTATTCTGAAATTGAACTTGATAGAAACCTTAAAAACTTTAATATTATAGGCGTCGGAAATCCAGTAATTAAATGTAATGGAAATGACCTTTCTAAATCAGAATTCTCTCATTGTACTTTGAGAGGTTCATATACTGGTTCAATCAACGTAGAAGACAGTATCCTTGATAATGGACTTGAACTAAATGGTTACTTTAAGAATTGTGGAATCAGTGGGAACTTAACTTCTCAAGTCGGATCTAACGCACTACTGAAAGACTGCGTATCCTTGGTTCAAAATGTAACTATAGACCAAAACAGTGGAGGAGCCTCTGTTGTAAACCTAACTGACTTTGCAGGAAACATAACTATCACAAATTGTAATACCGTAGGTGATGTTGCTTTTATTGGGATAAGAGAAGGAACTGTCACTATTGACTCTTCTTGTACCGCTGGGTTTATCGCAGTAGGAGGGAAGGCAACACCTACAGATAATTCAGCAGGAACTATCGTCGATTTATCAGGACTATTACAAAATGTAATTGCTGAAACTGTACTGGACGCTGAAGCATGACGATAAGAGAGTTCATTTTACTTCAATCAACTCTCCCTACTGGGAGTACCATTAGAGAGCATCTGTTGCACCCTTCATCAGGTGGAGTAGGGCAAGTAATAGGAAATCTTTTAGGAACAGTGATAAGTAGATATGAAGTATCTGGAACCGTCGTACTAGAAGATAGTGTAGCTGCTCTGGTCACGGAGGATACCTCCCTTAATGCGTCGACAAGTAATGCAAACATAGAAGCCGTACTAATAAAGGAGAGCTTGCTGGAGGGTATAGTGAATGAATGATTTATCGATAACGAAAGGGGATACTAGTAAGCTGACTATTTCAGTTAAAGACTCTGATGGGGTTGTGTTTGACTTAGATGGCTACACAATGACATTTACAGCTAAAAAGAACCCTGAGTCTGAAGTAGCCATCACATCAACTGCAGTAATAAGTGATGCATCATCCGGGGTAGGAGTGATAACTCTTCTACCAACTGACACCAAGATAGATTC